GACGCAGGGTACGCGGAGACTGCAAAGTTTTCGCGTCCTAATTCGTCTATCATTGATCCTGCCGCAGAAATGATGGCACGGATTTCTTTGATAAACACTTATTCTCCTTATGCTGGTGATAGTGGTCTAACTCCGAAACGAGAAGTGATTGCTCTCATGAATATGCAGAGTGGTGTTGGTTATCCAGAGAATATTAAATTCCGTTCTAAAGATGCATTCTTTCGGAATTCAATTGATTATGAGACCAAGATGTCTTATTATGATGCAGCGATGGCGACGAGAAGACCGATTCCTGCACCATTTACGAATTCTGTTAAATATGAAATTCGCTCGTCTGAGAAGATTGAGAATAATCAATTAAGAACGTTCCTTGCGGGGAATGTTTATAATTTGGCCTTGGATATGCAATACTTCCACGAAATGCGTGAACGTATGCGTCTTCATAATGATGTTTTGCCGCATTCAATCGGAGCCTCACACTTTTATGGTGGTTGGGGTGAGTTAGCGCGTTATTTGCACTTTGATAATGAATACAATTCGGATGACGGATTGGTATTTATTGAAATTGACTATACTGGTTGGGATCGCAGTCTAACGACAGCAATCTTACAGAATGTCAAAGAGGTGCAGACAAAGCTATTGAAGCGAGAGATAACGTCAAATGAGACGCATTCCATAGTCATCGACAATCTTTTTTTAACAAAATTTTGTGCGTTGGTGATAATGGAGCATGGGGAGTTAATTCAGTTTGATAACGGTAATACCTCCGGACAAGGGGGCACGTTGACTGATAATTGCATTGCAAATGATTTTTGTTGGAGGTACGCTCTTTGGAAAATGAATCCGAATATGACCCAAGAGGAATTTCGGAAGTACTTCAGAACAAAAATGATGGGCGACGATTTTATCGCAGGGGTGAAGATGAAACGAGTTCCGTGGTTCAGTCCAGACAAATTCGCAGTGATTGCGGCTGAGTTAGGTCTGATCTTTAAACGTTTCAAAGTTTATCCGACACTGTATACTACAGTTGTTCCCGCGTATGAAGGACCATCTTATCTCTCGAAACAATTCGTTATTCGAGATGGTTATGTTATGGGATTACCTGAGCGGGCAAAAATTTTTGATAACATTGAAATTGGAAATCAAAGCGGTGATGTGCGTTATATGCACGTGCGCTTATTAGCTTTGATTAAAGAATGTTATCCTGATAAAATTGCTTATGAGAATTTAAAGAGATTTGAAGAACAATGTTTTGAACGATCAAAGGCACATTTGATGTCGTCTGATGAGGAGTTAACCTATCAGGAACTGGTAGCAAACCGGTTTTCAGAATACCAATTGTTCGTTTTACACACAGGAGTGCATTCGGTTGGTTCATTAAAGGCTGAACAAGCCGCCGTTTTAAATTCAATTGAATTTAATACCGAACACGTTAATCACTCAATAATGGGTGACCGCTACCAAGGGCGCGCACGCAGTAATGCTGGCGTTCCCGTAGTAAGTGTAAAATTATCA